CATTCGGTTTCCGTCAAGATCAAGGATGTGTGGAGCAGCGCCAAGGCTGTTCAATGTCCAAGTATCCATCTGAAGAAGATACGCCACGTTTGGAGTACAGTTTTGATCAGCAATTACACGAATCGGACCCTTTGGACCAATGATGCTAAGAGCTTGGAAACCAACATCAGCATCGTCGCTGCTTACTTTGTCGTAAACAACTTTAGAGCCGAGAGCTTTCTCAAGGTTTGCAAACTGAGTGTAATCCATGAAGCAGTGATCTGGTGAACCACCTTCCCGAGCAAGACGGCTTGCTGCGCTAACAAGTGCTTCTTCAATCGGCATTGAAGAGCCATCGAAAGGAACACCTGCAAGACGGGTACGGTCAGCGGTTCGGGTTACACCGAAAAGAGCCCCTGGAGTACCCGATGGGATCCAAGCCTCAAGACCAGAAATCTTCAATCGATCGCCACCGGAAACATAGTCACCGCTTTGAACGAGGAAGTCACTGGTAAGAATACCGCCAGATGAACCCGAAATTGTTCCGGTAAGAATACCAGTATCTCGGTCAACCGCCGTAATCTCATACACGTCAGCCCGAACACCGGTTGAGGCATCAGGAGCAAACTTGAGAATCATTCCAACTTCAAAGTTGGTCACCTCTTCAGCATTACTCAGAGTGATTGTTCGACCAGTACCGTTGGAGGTAGCTGAAATCGCGCTAAATGTACCAATTTTACCGGTTGCGTCACCGTAAAGGCCAACTGCAAGCGATCGAGTAAGCGACTGAATCGCGCCGTCGATTTCAAGAGTTGCATACTTCAAGAATGCGTCTGCATTGTTTTCGGTTGCCTTAATAGATTCACCAGTGATGCTCGCGAAAGAGTAATCTTTCACACGAGTAAGCACGAAGCGAGCGAGGCTAGTCGCTGTATTAAGCGCCTGACCAGTACCAAAGGTAGCTGATCGTCGGTTAGCGATTCCGAACTGAGTTGGAATCGGCATGTTCTCACCACCAAACTGCTCATACTTGGGCATAAGGGCGAGAAGCGGATTGTCTTTGTAAACCATGTTCTTGACGCGAAGGTCTTTATAATGCTCCTTCAGCGCCTGGGTGACGGTATTTAAGTCTAATGATGTAGGCATCTGTTACTCCTGCTTAAACAGAGATTTCCCATACCGACTAACCAGCTCATTGATAGATTGCTGCTTACTCAGTACACCTGAATTGTCCCTAGGTGTTCTTTGCACCTGGGTGTTTGTCAAAGTTTTGGGTGGCGTTTTCTCGGAAGCCTTAGCTTCTTCTTGTGCTTGCCCCGCCTCGGGCTCTGTTTTCGCTGGAGCAAAGCGCTCTTTGAGTCGCTGCTCTAGTTTTGGAACTGCGAGATACTTTTCTGCTTCAGCCTCGTAGTAGTCCTCAACCATTTTAGCCGCATCGTCGTAGCTCATCACTTCCTGCGTGCTGTTGTAATGTTCCTGCATCACTTCAGCGACGACGTGGTAAGCATTGTTGGCCTTAACGAAGTCGAACTCACTTGTATTCTCCACGAAAGTTTTGATCTCGTCAACAAATGTCGAATATGTGTCTTGATACTTCTTCGCTTCTTCTTGCTTCACAAGCTCCGCTCGTTCAGCTTTCATCGAGTTAATCTCGTCTCGAAGGCGCTTCACCTCCCCGGCCATTTTCTGCTCGGGGGTAATCTCGCCATCTTGTAGGACTTGTCGGCTAAGAGCCTCGTAGTCTAGCCCTAGCTTCTGCATGACTTCGTAAGGGTTCTCACGTGCAAGTTTCTGTAAGTCATCGTAGCTAGAGACCGTACTTTTGCGTGCATCTAGCTCTTGTTGAACGCGCTTCATCTCGTCGCGTTCTTGGCGCAACTTTTTCTGCTCGCGAGCTAATTGGGCAAATCTTCGAGAGAACGGGTCGGGCGCTGGCTCCGGGGGAGTTGCTGCATCGCTGCTCTCCACTCCATCGTTATTATCATCCGCTCCAGTTGTTTCATGTGAAACACCGTCTCCTTCAGAGGCTCCCCCATCAACTCCTCCAGGAGATTCTCCCATATCAGGAATTGGTTGAACTTCTGCCTCTGCAACTGCGCCTTCCTCAGTCATACTCTCTCCTTAGACTGGCACACCTTCCAACGCGGTACCAGTCACTTGTGGGGCTGGCAATTCTGCTTCTGCCAGCGCATCAATAGCATCCTTCGGCGGGGTCGCCGTAGGCGTAAGTTTGGTAGGTAGCGAACCGCCAGCATCTTGGGGTTGTCCTCCTGGCATGGCAGCAACAGATGGAGCTGGCGGCTGAAGCAGCTTGAAGCACTCCTGCATGTATCGCCGCATCAGATCTAAACGGTCTTCAGGGACACCGTTAATCTTAGCCTCAATATATGCACGCTGGAAATACTGTAGGTGAAGTTGCAGATTACTAAAAGGCTCCGGTGGGTGGTACTTGCCCTTTTCCAAGATCTCTTCGACAAGCATTTCTGCTTCTTCCATTGGCGCCGTAGCTAGTTTATTAAATTGCTCAATATCGGGAAAATCCAGAAGACTGCGAGTCTCTGTTTTATCAATCAAGCCCGCCTGCGCCATTTCAATAACAGTCTGCAAGCGTGCGGCTGGAGTGGTAGGTAAGAGACTCGCCGGATAAACTTTCATCCGATACTGGTCTTCACGCAGGTTAATATCAGACCATTTGATTTTCTCAATGTCTTTGTCGCCAAACGAGATAACTTCAAAAGTTTTGCCTTCCTCAGATACATCTTTGGCTAAGTCGATCATCTGACGCGCAACCTCTAGGAATGCTGACTCATACGCCTGACCAACAATTACAAAACGCTCGGTCTCAATGTCGCTGTACTCACGCAGAGCAACACCTGACTCTAAGCCCGCTGGCTTGAGGCTTGTTGCAGATAACTGACTAATTCCAGAAATTTCATAGGCTCGGTTATAGAGTCGATCGAGGTGACTAAACACCTCGCCTGCTACAGTTTGCGGCACAAAGAAACGTGGTGGCTGGCCTTCGTACTCAACAATCCCCCAAGTCTGATTGTTAATTTGCTCTTTAGCAACCTGTGAACCGCGCTCCAAAAAGACCTTTGGTGTCGCCAGATTCATTTGCTCCTGGATGTTGAGAAGTAGCTGGTTAATCTCCGCTTGAATGCCCCGAAGCTGCTCCGCAAGACCCTGCCCGTAATAACCCAGCATACGGCGCGACCAGCGAAGCGTAACAAAAGGAAAATAACTCTTCTCATACTTTTCATCGAAAAGAGTTGCTCCGTCAATACATATAACATGACGCCCATCGTCCACACCCTTTGCAGAAGGTATATGCCAGGCTTCAATAACCTCAATCATGTCTCCAGTATTGTAACTTCGATCTTCCGGGTCACACGGCGCCGCCGCTGCAATCTCTGCCTGGTGTGATGGGTATAGACCCGCCACAACCTCACGAGGCATAACCTTACGCTGAAACATAGATCGAGGCTCCCCATATCTCGCCTCATATTCATCAACGATAAGTTCGCTTGGAAAGATGCGCTCTACCTTAACCTCATCATCCTCAACAAATACCTTAAGAACTCCAGTGCCGAAGACGCAACTATCAAGGAACACCCGCTGCATGACATTGTAGAGATCGACCTGATAAAACATCCCATCAACAAACTTAGTCAGGAGTTTTGCTTTCTTTTTTACTGAATAGTCGCCACCGCTGGTAAGGAATATTGGCCGCGGTCTCGTTTTGCTAATCTTAGCAGTGACCGTATTGCAGCAAGATGCAATAACATTGAAAGTAACGCGCTCATCGTCGAAAAGCGTCCCAGTCTTGTACCCTATGGGGTTTAGAGCGTTATTATAGTAGTTCTCAAAAAGAGACAGATGCAAAACATCATGGTCTGCTCGTGTCTCAATTCGATCTTCAAGGTTGCTAAGTAGCGAATAAATTAGATCCTGTGGCTTTTCCTCGCCTGGATCCCACCAAAATCTTTGCGGTAAATATGCGCTTGCACCCTTCATTGTAGCCTCTCAATCGATGTACCCGCAGCCCACCATCTATCTGATTCATTGCGGTTTAAGTTCTTCGCCGTACTTTCCCAGTGCTGCTCTTCAATCATGTCCCAGTATTCTGGGGTTCCGTATTTAGGAGCTTCTACTGGCGCCTCATATCTATAGTGCCTACACTCCCGCCAAGCGTAAAGCGCGGCATCGGCCAAGTGGTTTTCAAATCGTCCGTCTTCCTTGCGGTGATCTTCATCCCATTGAAGGTTTTGCCACTCGTCTAAAATGTCAGACCCTTGTGTTACCTTGATAATGCCATCGGATAGGTCCGCGTTCATCATCTCAATAAAGCTCATTTTCTTAGACTTTTCAGCCGGGTAAATCGGAAGCCCATAGCGAATCTTAAACTCTTCAACAATAGACTTACCCAACCCACCGGTGTCGGCGACAATTTTGGTAAAGTCGTATTCATCGGCAAGATCACCGATTCGCTCTGCAATGTCGGTTGGCAGCATCTTAGACTGCTTTTGGCAATCGACGATGAAGACATGCGGTAGGTCTCGACTATAAGCCATAACGACGAAGGCAGTTGCATCGTGATATCCAAGGTCGACTCCAAGGATGTATTCGAAATCAAAGTCGTCGGGGAGTCCGTCAACAATGTTGTGGGAGTGATATCGGTACACAAGCGAATCTTCTGACCTAACCCAACGTCCGCACCACTCTCGGAGATATACTGGATTGTCGTCACCCCAGCCCTTTGAGTACTTTTTCTTGTCAAGGTACTCTCCAGCGTGTGGGATGTATGAGTTATCGAGAATGGTCCAGTGGTGTTGACTGAATCCGGGCCGAAGTCCTGTCGACGCTTCATAAAAAAATCCTGAGCAACTTGCGGTAGGAGTCCCAATCATTGCCAAGGTGCCGTCGCAGTCAATAAGCGCAGGCTCAAGAACCTCCTCTACCAGTGCATC